AACACCACGGCGGTCAACACGCTGACTGGCGCGCTCGATGACATGAGCCGCGCTGAGGCCAATCTCACCCTGACGCGGCTGGTCGGCCAGCTGGCCGAGGCCAAGGCACAGGCGGAAGAGACCGCCGAGGCATTCACAAAGATCGGACAGATCGAGGGTGACGGAGGCGGCGGCTTCCTGGGGGTTGATGTCACGGTGCAGACGGATGCCGTGCGGGAGCTGGGCCAGACTAGCGGCACGACGCGACAAGAGATCGCCGACCTGGAGGCAGCGATTGCGCTCGTGAACGGCCGCCTGGGCGACCTGGATCGCGAGGGTCAGCAGGTCGCCCCGACAGTGACCGAGGTGCGTGACGCGACGTCGTCTGCTGCGGAGGCAGCCGAACAGTTTTCCAATGACCTGGAATCCCTCCGCAAGCAGCTCGACCCCTCCTATGCCGCTCAGCGCAAGCTCGCGCAATCCACCGCCCTGCTCGACCGTGGGCTTGCGACCGGGGCGCTGACGCTCGGCGAGTACCTCGACCTGTGGGATCGTGCGGCAGAGACGTTCATCGACGCTACCAACGAGACGGAAGAGCTCGGCGACACCAACGTTCGCGTAGCCGATGAGATGTCCCGCGAGTGGGAGCGCTTCGGCAATTCGGTAGACGACACCTTCGCCGACGCCTTCCGTGGCGCCTTCGACAGCTTCGAGGACTTCGCTGACCAGCTCAAGGGCGCGTTCGAGAACCTGCTGGCAGAGCTGGCCTACGCTGCCGTCAAGAACGAGATCCGCATCCAGCTTGGCATGGGTACCAACGGGCCGATGCAAGGTGGCATCACCGGCTCCGGTGGTCTGCTGGACTCGCTATCCGGCAGCAACACCCTGATCAGCAAGGGCGCCGACCTGCTGGGCCTCACCAGCAGCCTGGGCGTGGCCGGCAGCGCACCGATCAGCTACGCCACCGGGTTCGGCGCCCAGGTAGCCACCGGCACCTATACCGGGGCGCTGGGGAATGCCACGGCGGCAGCCAGCACCTCCAGCTCCGGCATACTCTCGGGCATATCTGCGGCGGCGCCGTGGGTTGCCGGTGCGCTGGCGCTCGATAGCATGCTCGACCTGGGTATCGTCGACGGGATTGTTGATGGCGTCAGCAGCGCCCTGGGCATCTCCGGCAAATACGCCGGCGAGGACCCCACCGGGCTGCTGGCCACGCGCAACGCCTACGGCTCGGCGGGGCGCGCGGGCTGGGAGCGTGACGCCTTTGCCACCGGGGCGCTGGGTGACATCGGCTTTGCGCCGGATTCTCGTGACATCGACACCCTGTTCGGCGAGCGCGACAACTTCGAGAATGCCAAAGCGTTTGCCGAGCAACTGGCGCAGATGGACACCACCATTGCCCAGCTCGCGGAGAGCGAGGCCGAGCTGGATGCCATGCGCCAGGCGGCGGCCGATGCGGGCCTGACGGACATGGTCAGCCTGGAGGATCGCTATCGCGCTGTGTTGGGCAGTCTCGGCGAGGAGTTCGATGCCTACGTCGACACGCTGGATGGCGACCTCGGCGAGATTGTCCAGCAGGCCGTGACTGCCGGGCAGGCGTTCAACGTCATGTCGGACGCGGCCGAGCGATTGAATCTGCAATTCGATGCGAGCGCAACGGGGGCCTACGAGACAGCGGCGGCGCTGGCCGAGGCCGCTGGCGGCATCGATCAGCTCGCGTCCGTGCAGCAGGCCTACTACCAGGCCATGTACAGCGAGGCGGAGCGCCTGAGCCACCAGGCCCACGACCTCGCCGACACCCTGTCAGGCGTCACCGATACGGTGCCATCGACCACCGAAGAGCTTCGGGCGATGGTCGAATCTGCCGACCTCAGCACCGAGGCCGGCAGGGATCTGGCATTCCAGCTGATGCAGCTCGCCCCGGCGTTTGCGCAAACCAGCCAGGCGGTGGAGCAGGCGATTACCGAGGCGTACCAGACAGAACTGGATCGTGCCCCGGATGCCGCCGGCCTCGCGTACTGGATGGACGAGGTGATGAGCGGCTCCCTGACGCTGGAGCAGGCCCTCGAGCAGATCGCCACCAGCAGTGAGGCGGTGGAATACTCGCTGCGGGAGTTCTATGACGTCCAGAGCGAGATCCTCGACAACGCCCGACAGGAGTGGAACAGCTTCGGGCGGGACGCAGAGCGCGCCATGGGCCGTGCCCGCGACGCTCTGGCCGGTTTCACCGACCGCATCAGTGAGTGGCTAGACCAGCTGAACAGCACGGATAAAGGGATGGGTACGCCTCAGGAGCAATTCCAGGCGGCTCAGTCGCAGTTCGCCGCGCAGCTGGTGTTGGCCGAGAGCGGCGACCGTGACGCCCTGGGCTCGATCACCCAATACGCGGACCGCTATCTGCAGTCGGCTCAGAGCATGTACGCCAGCGGCAGTGGTGCCCAGCAGGTACGCGACGAGATCGATCAGGCATTGGGCACGCTGCCCGACAATCTGTCTCCTGAGCAGTTTCTGGCTGACGAGTTCCGCGATGCCATCGAGGGCCAAACCGGCAGTCTGCTGGATGAGCATTCCGGCTTGGTCGGGCAGCTTGCCGAGGGCTTCGCCGGTATCGATCTCTCTGGCGAGGGGCTGATCGATTGGGGCGAGTTCTACGCCGCGTTTGGCGACGTCGCCGACCGGGAAACGCTGCAAAAGATCTTCGGCGCACTCGACAACAACGGTAGCGGTGCCATCGATCAGCTCGAGGCGATCACTCGCGGCACTCAGACTCTGGTGGATGTGTGGACCGATCAGCAACCGCAGGACGTGCAGGGCGCTATCGAACAGATTACCCAACTGTACGAAAGCGCCCTCGGGCGCGAGCCCGATCTGCCGGGCTTGCAGTATTGGATCAACGACTGGCTGGACGGGCAGTCGGTGGACCAGATTCGTCAGTCTATCGAGTCTCACGTCGGTAGTGGTTCAGGCGGCGGGTCTGATGGCGCCGGCGGTAGTGGTTCAGGCAGCGGCGGGTCTGATGGCGCCGGGCAGCAGAACCCCGAGCCTGAGCTTTCGGCCATCGACCAGTGGCTGCAGGGCCGCAGCTACGAGGTGCAGGGATGGGCGAATGCCCTCGACGCGATGTATGACGAGATCCTCAGTAAAGAGATGGACCTTGCCGGGCTGCAGTACTGGATCGGCGATCTGCAGTTAGGGCAGAGTCTGGCCGACGTCGAGCGGAGCTTGCGGGCAAGCATCGACGGATCCCACCGAACCGGCCTCGACTACGTACCCCGCGACGGCTACCTTGCCGAGCTTCACCGGGGCGAGGCGGTGCTCACGGCAGAGCAGGCGACGGCGCTGCGCTCGGCGCCGGTGATGCCGCCACTCCCGCCGCTGCTGGGGCAGGGCGATGTGATCGAGGTGATGCGTGATCTCAGGAGCGAGGTCGCCCAGCTGCGCCGAGAGCTCGCCGACTCCCAGCGGCAGATCGCCGACAACACCGGCCAGACCCGAGATGCGGTAGCCGGTGTTGGCCGCCACGCCGCCCAGCAACGTGAGCAGCAGCTCAGCGAGCAGCGGGCCGCCAACCGCGCCCTGCGCCGCCAGAAGCGGGGGCAGACGGTATGACGGAGCAGCAGTATCAGGCGTGGCTGGCTGACCTGACGGTAGAGCGCATCCTGATCGCCGAGCTGGAGCACGCCGATGGCGTGGAGTACGTGGCCACGGCGCCCTACATCAGCCGGCCTACCGACAGCGTGCCCAACCGGCCCTACGACGACATCCTCAACCAGGCGGTGGACATCAGCACCCGCATCGACGGGCTGATCTCGTTCGGCGACGTGTCGCTACTGGATGACGGCAGCCTGGCGAGCTGGCTGGGGCGTGCTTGGACGGGCCATACCATCCGGCTCTACCTGGGCGGCCCGGAGTGGAGCCTGGACGACTTCCGCCTGCTGGCCCGTGGCCGCAACGGTGGCGTGACCGAGGCCCGCCGCGGCAGCCTGACCTTCGCCATGGAGGACGAGAGCCGGGTGCTGGACGAGGTGATCGACACCGGCGAGCTGCCTGATGACGCCGGCCCGGTGCCGCTGGTACTGGGCAGCGTCTACAACGCGCCGATGCCGAGGGTGGAGACCACCAGCGTGACCTACCGGGCCAGCTACCTGGCGCTGACCAGCGTGACGCCCAAGGACAACGGCAACCCGGTCAGCTACACCGCCGACCTGGCCGCCGGACGGGTGACGCTGGATGCCACCCCGGTGGGCGAGGTGACCGCGGACATTGAGGAGGCACACGACACGCCGGCGCAGATCGCCCAGTGGGTGGCCAGCGAGTACGGCCTGACGCTGGCCGCCGCCGAGCTGCCCGCCTACCGGGTGGGGCTCTACTACGACGGCGAGGTGACCGGGCGCCAGGTGCTCGACGACCTGTGCGCGGGGCTGGGCGCCTATTGGTACCTCAACGCCCTGGGCGAGCTGGTGGTTCGTCAGCACCAGGAGCCGACCGGGCCCGCCGACTTGATTCTGGTCAGCGATGAGATCGTCTACGACCAGCTGACCCTAGCCGAGACCCAAGCGCCCTGGAAGTCGCTACGTCTGCGCTGGGGCCAGAACCACTCTCCGCTCAACCAGCTGGCCGGCACCGTGGAAGCCAACCAGCCGGAAGAGGCCGCCCGGCTCAAGCGCGACTGGAGCGACAGCCACGCCACCCAGGCGGTGGGCGACTATCCGCTGGCGGAGTCCGCCGAGCGTGACAGCGCCATTCAGGACGCCACCGATGCCGCGACCGAGCGTGACCGCCTGCTGGCCATCCGCAGCGTGCGCCGCGACGTGTGGGAGATCGAGGCGTACCTGCCGCCGGTCTCGGTGGGGGATGTGATTGCCGTGGAGCACCCCCGCCTGGCGGGCCGGCTGGGGCGGGTGATCGGGGTAACACGCTCGCCCACTCGTGGCGTTTCGACCTTGGAGGTATGGGTGTGATCGACCGGATTCGACTGATCATCAACAACGAGCACGACATCGCCACGCTGACGGCGACCAGCGAGGCGACCCCCATCGCCTACACGCAGCGTAGCGGACGCAGTTACCCCTGGCGCTCCACCGGCACGGCGGACCAGACCATCACTGCCTCGTTCGCCACGCCCACATACGTCAGCGGGGTGGTGGTCTACAACCACAACCTGACGGCGAGCGGCGTGGTGCGGGTGGAGTACCTGCTGGCCGGCGAGGTGGTCTACGACAGCGGTGACGTGATTGCCGCCAACATCATACCGATCGGGACCTGGCGGGCGGGCATCGACCCGTGGGGCGCCGAAAACCTCGCCGAGCTGCCCACCGTGCAATACAACGTGTGGACCAGCTCCACCCTGGTGGACGGCTACCGCATCACCCTCAAGGACCCCGACAACCCGGATGGCTACCTCGAGGTCTCGCGGATTTTCGCTGGGGTGAGCTACTCACCGCAGATCAACCCCCAGTACGGCCTGAGCCTGGAGTGGCAAGACTTCAGTGAGAACCAGCGCACCGAGTCTGGCTCGCTGCGCACCGTGGGCGCGGGCACCGCTCGGCGGCTGACCTTCGACCTGGGCCACCTGGATGACGTGGAGCTGACCCGCCTCTCTCGCGAAATGCTGCGCAGCGGCAAGGGGCGAGACCTCTACGTCAGCGTCTACCCCGGCGCCGGCGGGATGATGGAGGCGGAGCACGCCTTCGTGGCCCGTCGCGCCTCGGACTACGCCCACGGCCACACCTTTTACCGCAACTGGGAATCATCCCTGGAACTTCAGGAGGTATAAGCAATGGCGACAGCGCCAAGCGTGCCGAACTTCTCGCAGTACAACTTCGAGCTCGGCGACACCACCCAGGTGGTGACAAAGCAGAACGGCCTGAACGCTGCCCTGGAGGCGTTCGGCAACGGCCTGGGAGCGATGACCAGCAGCATCAACCAGGACCTCTCCACCATGGCGGGGCTGAAGGGCGACACCGAGGACGCGGCCCAGGCGGCGGCGGGCGCTGCCAGTGCGGCCTCTACCAGCGAGAGCAACGCCCAGGGGTATGCTAACGCCGCCTCCGGTTCGGCCAGTGCGGCGGCAGGCAGCGCCACCACGGCGAGCAATGCCGCCAACGCGGCGTCCACCAGCGAGACCAACGCTGGCAACTCCGCCAACGCCGCTGCCGGCTCTGCCAGTGCCGCCAGCGACTCGGCCAGCGCCGCCGCTGGATCGGCATCGGCAGCCCAGACGGCTGAGTCCGGCGCCGAATCCGCGTTGGTGGACTTCCTGACGCGCTACCTTGGCCCCAAGAGTTCGGCGCCGTCCACCGACAACGACGGCCAGCCGTTGCAGGTTGGGGCGCTCTACCTGAGCACCGCCAGTGGTGACGAGGGCATGCGCTACTGGGACGGCAGCCAGTGGCGCAACGCCTACGCCACTATCGACGGGGTGAGCTGGGCGGAGGTGGCGGGTAAGCCGACGTTTGCCGCCGTGGCGACGTCCGGCGCCTATGCGGACCTCTCCGGCACGCCGGGTAACGCCACCACCAGCGTTGCTGGCCTGATGGCCGCTGCCGACAAGAGCAAGCTCAACGGCGTGGAGGCGGGTGCCCAGGTCAACCCGATCATCGTGGATGGGCTCACCAGCACGGCTAGTGGCCAGCCCCTGTCAGCCAACCAGGGGCGCGTGCTCAAGGGGCTGATCGACAGCATCAACACGCTGCTCTCAAGCGACGACACCACACTGGACGAGCTCCAGGAAATCGTCAACTACATCAAGCTCAACCGCAGCGAGCTCGACAACCTCTCCATCGCCAGCATCGCCGGCCTGCAATCGGCGCTAGATGCCAAACGAGCGCAGACCGACACCTCGTTCCCTCGCTACGACCTCGCCAGCGCTTCGACTACTGCAACGCTCGATCTAGCCGCCCAGCAGGTGTTCCGGGTCGATGCCTCGAGCAACCGCACGTTGTCGTTCAGCAATGCACCGGGGAGCAATCGGGCAATGACAGTCGTCATTCGCATCACTGGCTCTACCGGGACGATCACCTGGCCTGCCGGCATTGAGTGGGCGGAGGGCACGGCTCCGGAGCTTAGAGATGCTTGGACGGCAGTAACATTGCTGTGGGACGGCGCCACATGGCGCGGATTTGTTTCAGGAGGGGCTGATTGATGTTGGAGATGATGGCGATGCAGGCCAGCGATAGGGTGCCCGAAGATGGTGAGGCGGGCGTTGAGTTCGGCGGCGGCTACTTCGTGCGGCGCATGAAAGACGAGGCGGGGGACTGGTACGCCCTAGTGGTCTCTCCCGCCGCCGAGGGCTCGAACAACGGCAACAAAATGCGTTGGCAGCCGGCTATGGACTACGCCGCCAGCCTCACCATCGACGGCCACAGCGATTGGAAGCTGATGACCTTAGACGAGGCGCGCATCGTCTACCGCGACTTCAATCCCATTACCACTATCAATGACACTAGCGTAGGTGGCACCGACAAGGTCGAGCCGCCCTTGGGCAACTACACCATGGGTAATCCCAGCCAGACCAGTCTCGCCGACTGGCAGACTGGCGGCCCAGAGGCGTTCATCTCGGGATACTACTGGATGGCCAACCACCTCAGGGTCAATGCCACGGACTATGCGTATCGCGTGACCTTCATGGATGGAGCCGAAAACTTCGTACAGGATACGAACAGTAACTACGTGCGCGCTGTACGGAGACACTACATCTAACCTTTTTACTTTTACACCTTTAAGGAGCCACCATGTACATAAACACTGAAACATTCGAAACACGATTACTACGCCAAATCCGCCAGGCCCACCCCAACGTGAGCCTTGCCCGCAACCCTACGGACGAGCAACTGGCCCCGCTGGGCTACGCTGCGCTGCACCCGACCGAGCGACCGACTGGCGACGTGGTGACCGAGAACACCCCGGAGCAAGGCGAGGACGGCAAGTGGTACCAGACATGGGAGGTGCGGGATTTCACTCCTGTGGAAGCCGCCGAGGCTCTGGAGCAGGCCAAGGTGCGGAAGGTGCGGGAGATTAATGCTGCCTATCGTGCTGAGGTGGAGCCTCTGACCGCCGAATATCCCAACCCCGAGCCCTTGAGCTGGGCTCACCAAGACACAGAGGCGCGGGCGTACCTCGCGTGGCATGCCGACGGCGAACAGGGCGATCCCCCCGAGACGCCAGTGCTCAATGCGATCCTCGCCGGCCGCAACGGTAGTGACGGCACCGAAACGCTGCTGGCCCTGTGCCAGGCGGTACAGACCAATGCGCAGGCATTCATCCAGGCCCAGGCGCTCACTGGAAAGCGGCAGCGGCTGGTGAAGGGCATCTGGCTGGCACAGAGCATTGCGGAGGTAGAGGCGGTAGAGTGGGGCTGAATCTTCAGATAGGAGCACTCCAGCATGCTACAGCCCGCCATGGTGAAGGATATTCTCGAGGAGATCGGCCAGGGTGAGTACGTCGGCACCCCGCTCCGCGAGCTATATACCCGATTCGTCGGCGAAGACGTACAGGCCGCCGAGGAAAACGACTACTTCAAGTTCGTCTACCACATGGATGAGCTCTACAACGCCGGGCTCTTCAAGACTCGCAACCTGAATCCACGCCATCGCTGGGGACAATCTGAAGCGCTGGGTGGGGTTCGCAGCTACAGCAACGTACCGTTGTTGCTTACTCCGCTTGGCTCGGAGGTGCTAAAGGAGCTGAACAAGCCGAAAGGGCTCGACCGACTCATCCAGGGCATCCGCTCCGCCGGTTCTGTTGCCGGCCAGGAAGCGCTTCGTCATGGGCTGAGTGAGCTCTTCAAGGGCGTAAGCTGAAAACCGAATAGAATAGAGAGGGGCGACCGCCGAGGGTGCAGCAACACCCAAGGCGGCCGCCGAACTCGCAGAGGATGCCTGCAGGCCGGAAAGGGAGAAAACGATGGTTGAGATAGGAGCGCTGGTAGCCACCATCAAGTCAACGGTGGAGCTTGCCAAGTCTGCCAAGAATGCTAACGATCAGGCCAATGTCAATGCCGCTGTCAGCGACATCATGGAGAGGTTGATGTCGGTGCAGTCGGAACTGTTCACCAAGCAGCAGGAGAACCAGGCGCTATTGGACGAGATCAGGCAGTTGAAGGACCAGATTGAGAGTGATCGTCGGTTCGATCAGTACCGACTCGAGAAAACTTCCGCTGGATTTTACTTCATGCCCTTGCGGGATGAGTTGGTGACCGCGGATTGTCCACCGCACTCGATCTGCCACGTCTGTCGCGAGAAGAGGGTCCTATCAATCCTGTCCGAGCATGAGCGCGCCTATACCTGCCCATGCTGCGGGCACAGGGCATGGAAGGTGTCTCCGCCCAAGAAGAGGTCCAGCAAGGTTGTTCCACCCTCATGGACATAGCTTCAACTGATAGTGCCAACTATTCTGCAAATACAGCCGTTGGTACGCTTCCGCGCCAATGCCAATATTGATGCAAAGGTATGCCAAATGCGGCGCGCGGTTACACCAACCCAGTGCCCTGCAGGCGCCAGGGGTCAATCACCAAAAGTGAATATGAGCCGTTGCTTTCTAATGGTGGACACGAGATGGGCACGATTTGGGCACGGCCACAAAAAAGGACCTACGGTATAACCGTAAGTCCTTGAAATCGTGGCGCGCCCGGCAGGATTCGAACCTGCGACCTTTGGCTTCGGAGGCCAACACTCTATCCAACTGAGCTACGGGCGCACGGCCCGGCGTGGCGCC